GCTTATTCGAATCGGAGGAACAGAAGCTCTGGGAGATATCCTGTCTATCTCAAACCAGAACCCTTCCACCTCCAGGTTCGAAATCCCGTAGGGAAAAGACTAGAGAATTCATAGATTCAATGTCAAAGCCCTGTGACTTTGACCAAAGAATGTATAGCAAAGCCTTCCAACTTGGGAAGATATGCGCAGACTACACCTCAAGGAGGATGGAGAAAATACGCGCACCTAAGGTAACAGACATGCATCTGTCCTTAGCGAGCGGAGCTAGCTATGAATATACAAGAGAAAGCGGAGGTAAATGGAATATTCTCAAAGAAGGGCAGCCCTTCTACGAGTTCCTTAAAACTCCAGTATATGAAGTATTCGAGCTCGATGAGGAGTCCTACAGGGACCCTTACGGAAACCTCGTATGCGAAAAGTACCATGGACCACTGCAGGTCTGGGAAATCGCATACCTTACAGAGCCGCTACGTGGCAGCTTTGCAGAAGGTATCGAACCATACTTCTCATTAGAGACTGAATTCTATAAAGGAATAGATAACCGACTTGGTAGACTACTCTTTATATTCAGTAAAATAGAAAAGGAAAAGAACGACAGAACGTCAATGTACCCAGCGGCAAAAGTTGCCGTGGTCACTGGGCCGGGCTGCAAGATCAGACCAGTTACAGCAGGTGAAACGTGGTTGAACCTTTTCCTGTCTCCAGCAGGACATTTCTTCAAGGAACACCTTGAAAACTTGCCTGGGGCCCGAGTGGGCTTAGTGGAAACAGACCATTTATGGCGGTTTGGGCTTTCCCATTACAACCATTATGGTGAATCCACTCCAAAGGAGAATAAATGGATATCGTCGTCAGACTTAACCTCAGCCACTGATCGTGCAAGGCACGATGTATCGAAAGGATTACTTTGCGGATACGCTGAAGGTCTAATGACTGCGAAATTAATAGACACGGGAACAATGAAATACCTCAAGGAGGCTTCTTCACTGCTCTGTAGTCCAAGACTACTTACCTATGCTGCGTCACAAAAAGAAATCAGGGATTTCCCAGACGAGCTTAGGCAACGTCTCATATTTGGTGAGAAGAGAAGGACTGGTTCCAATAGAACCATGCAGAACGTCACTTGGGCGACTGCAAGAGGAATACTCATGGGAGAACCTCTGACCAAATGCCTTCTTACCCTGTCAAGCATGGCATCCTGGATCGCAACGCGATTTAGGTTCAATACCCTAGAGGATGTCAGCATTGGCAAGTACTATAAGAGACTACACAACAATAACTTCGTTAGAAGCACTGTTAGACTTTTCTACTGTGCTGGCGATGACCATACAGGTGTAGGAAAACTCAAAGATCTACAACAAATCCCAAAATTTCAAGAATCCATGGGTTTCGAGATATCATGGGACAAGTACCGCATTTCACAGAAATACGTGCACTATTGCCAAGATTTTGGTTTTCATCCTAACATAAGACCAAGGGTCTATCAGG